CGTCGACGACCTTGTACGGCCTGACGTAGGCGTAATACCCCTCATCATCGCCCCAAAAGTCGTCATCACTTTCGAGACGATGCGACTTCTGTGCGATCTCGGACAACGAGGTATTCGCCTCGATGCTCGCGAGCGCCGCCTCGATCGACAGGGCGGAGGCGGATTCGACCAGGGCGTGATCGCGGACGAATTGGCTGACGTAGCTCGATCTCACAGCCCTGCCCCAACGGTTCGGCGACGTGTCTGTGGCATATTTGCCAACACGGCGCAAATGGCCTCGGTCGAAAGTCCTGCGGCATCCGCGATAGACTGGATCATCTCGGCGGCTGCATCTTGCGCGTGCGAGCCGTTGCCGTCGTCGCCGGATTCGCTGTCGTCCCGCGTGCCGCCGCGCGGCGTCAGCGCTGACATCGTGGGATTCTGCATCATCATGATATGCGGCACGCCGGCCGCGGCGAAGTCCCGGATCTCGCGCGACATCTGCGCCAGCTGTTGCCGGTGATCCTTGCCGAGATAGGCGCACACATCCTTGAACGTCATGATCCCGGATTTCCAGGCGAGCGCGAGGCCCTGGACTTCCTTGAGCAGGTCGACGGGCGAACGGGCGGTGCCGGTCCAGCCGCACGACGTGAACGCCGCGAGCGCGCCGCCGTCGTACAGGTCCGGGAGCGAGCGGACGGGATTGATCGTCTCCCGGAAGTGGCCGAGGCTGTAGGCTTCCTCATACCACGCCTGAAAGATGAACTGCGACGTCGGATAGAGGAAGGATCCGCGCAGGGCGTTGACCTTAAGGTTCGTATCCGACTGGCCGGCTTTGATGCTCGAATAGTTCGTGTTCGAGAGATCGCCCGTCAGTTCTTCCGTCGTCACGCCACCGGCCGCCGCGAGATGGCGCAGCACAGAGCGCTCGAACTCCGTCCCGGTCGTCCCGTTCGAGGATGACGGGGTCGTGAGCTTGAGCTTTTGCCCGGTGAACAGCGAGATCAGCTTGTTGCCACCGAACTCCGCCCCGTTGCCGCCGCCGAGATAGCGCTTTTGCACGTCCAGAAACGCCGCGAGCGCCTTGAGCGCATCCTGCGACGAATCGGTCATGATCTTCGCCATGAGGTCTTGCGGCATGTCGGATTCGAGCGTGGCGGCGTAGACCGCCTGCATCACCGCGCGCCCCAACTCGGCGGTCTGAAGCTTCTGGAGAACCTTGCACTGGCGGATGCAGGTCCAGAGATCGGACGCGCCGCGGGACTGTTCCGGCCGGCGCGGATCCTGGAATAGGACGGCTTGCAGCCGGCTCGCGGCGTCGAGCTTGTCCACCGTCTGCCAGGCGACAGCCGGGTCCCACCAGTCGCCTTCGTGGCTCTCGCGGACGTTGTAAGCGAGAACGCGGCCGAGGTCGTCCAGCACGATCCCGTCGCGCGTCCGCGCGCGCTGGCCGTGCCAGGTCGTGAACCCGTTGGCGATGCCGTAGGCATTCGAGATCCGGTCCGGATCGGGCAGGCTGAGGGCGGTCGTGTACTCGCGATAGCTGCGCTCCGGGACATGCTCGATCACGGCGAACACTTCGCCATAGAGCCGGGCCGTCGCGGCGGCCTGGCGCATCAGGCCGACCAGGTCGGACTTCTCCGTGACGTCGATCGTGTGATCGAGGCCGAGCGCATACGGCCGCCAGAGGGTTTCGACCTCTTGGCTGTGCTCATCGGCCCACGCCTCGGACTGGCCGAGCCACCGAAAGTTCGGCGTGTGGTCGAGCTCCCATTGATCGCCGACGGCGAGGTCACGCGCCAGGTTGACGATGTTCTGAAGGTAGCTGTCCCGGCGCAAGAGCGCGCGCACGCGGGCGTTGTTGCGCGTCCGCGACGGCGACAGTTCCATGTCGGCCGAGAGCGAGGACGGCGAGAACGACGCCAGGTCGCGATCCTGGTCCTCGACGAAGCGATTGAAGTCGCCGGAGATCGCGACGGGCCCGGGCGCGCGCGCATTCGATCGGGCGAAGGTCGTTCCGACGACCTGCGACGGAGCCGGATCCTCCGGGCGGTAGACGACTACCTCTGTCGACATGTCACCATCCGGCGTAGGGGTCGAAGGTCGTCACGATCGGCGCGGAATAGCCCGATAGCTTGGCCTCCAATTCGGAGATGTAGCGCCGCAACTCGCCGAGGCTGCTACTGTTGCGATAATACCGCGTCGTCTGGCCGTTTTGGTCGACCAGGTCTGTCACGGCGACGCCCGTCAGAAGCTCGTGGAGCGCAAGCTGCGCGTCCGCGAGGTACTGTTGCAGCTGTTGCGTCGTCGCCATCAGGACCCCAGAGATTCCCAGTTAATGTCCGAGGCCGAGCGGGATGAGATCGGCTGTTGCTTTTGCAACACGCGCGGATCGCTGACAAGCTCGTTCACGTCCCACTTGGCAGCCCAGTTCGGCGGATCGTCCCACGGGAACCCGCCGATCCGGTTGAGGCGGATGCCGACGCGCTCCGTCGACGTGACCAGAGCCCAACACATGCGCAGCAAGTCCCAGGATTCCACGCGCTGACGCTTGGACACCGGGAGCCATTTCCCGTTCGGATCCTTATACTCGCCGACGATCTCTTGGAAGTACCCGGCAAATTGCTTCGGCAGGTAGTGCGCGAACGTCACGCCATCGTCGCCGGCCATGCCGCGATTGATCAGGCCGTCAATCTCGTCTTTCATGCGGTTCGCGTTGTCGAATAGCACAGGGATATCGCCGAGAGCGGCGTTCATCTGATGCTTTTTCGTGCTCTCAGGATGACGGATCTCGGTGCGCGGCGCGTTCTCCCGGCGCTCGCCGCGGCAGGGCTGGATCCGGTTGACCAGGTCCGGGAGCTTGCTGCGGACCCACCGGAAAAACTGGTAGCTGTTCGTCGTGTTGGCCTCGTTGCCGCCGATGTCAAATCCCATCGTCTTGACGGCCATTACCCGACCGTCCGGAAGCGGATACGTCCGGAGCAACACGTTATCGATGAGGGTTCGCCAGTCTTCCTCATAAACGGCAGGTTTGATTGGCAGTCGATTGTGAATCGGTATGCCTTCAACAACCTCAGCGGTCTCGTCGAGGCGATCCGATAGCTCAATCCGGAAGCGATCGAAAACGCGAATGCGCGGCTGCGGCGGGATTTGCCGGCCATTCTCATCCGGTGCCATCGAGGGCAAGCACACAGCATGAACTTGCACGTCGAATTTGTTCACGCCGGGATCGACGGTCGCGACCAGGAACCGGGAATCCTCCGGCAAAACCGGAACCTCACCGCCGGTCGCAAGGCCGAGGCGCACGCCCTGGTAGGCGTGCGAGGCGATATCCTCCGCCAGGCGCAGACCCTGCGGCTTCGGGGCGATGTAGACTTCCCCTGCGCCGGTGTTGGCGAACGACTTGAGCTTTTCGTCGTCGAGGGTCGCCTCATAGTTCCGGCGCGCGGCCAGGTATTCGAGGCACAGTTGCCCCCAGCCGATGAACGCGGCGGCCGGGCCGAACAGGTGGAACGAGGCGATGACGGAGCGGCGCGGGTTGCCGAAGCGCTCGCCCTTGGCCGTGATCCCCTGTCCCTCGCGCAGCCACACACCGCCGGCGTTCATGCGCGGCTTGTCGACGTGATACGTCGGATGCTGGCACGCGGGACAGATGACGTGCGCGCTCTCGATGACCTCGTTATCGTCGTTGGAATCGACACAGCGCAGGTCACGGAACCTGGTATTGAAGAACTCGCCGCATTGGACACACGGCCAATACCACCGGCGACGGTCGCCTTGATTGTAGACGTCGAGGATGCCGCCGCACGGCGGGGCGATATGAGACGGAAACGGCAGGGCGTTGCCCTTCGTGTCGACCGCCTGCGCGGGCTCGACCCACGACAGATCCGTCATCGGCAGGCCCGGGGAGGATTCCGCGAACGTCAGGCCGCGACGACCGGCGATGAGCGTGCGCTTACGCGCCAGTTCGAACGGCGTGCCGCGCGAGGCGATATCCTGCGGCATCTGGTCGAGGTCGTTGAGCAGCGCATAGCGCAGCGTCATCTGCGATAGATTCTGGATCGTCACCGGAAGCGAATAGATATGCATCCCGTTGACGAAGCGAACATCGCTAAAGGTCTTGTTCTCGCGGCCAGGTAGGATAAGCTCGTTGACGTCCGGGCACAGGTCGAAAATGTTCTGTAGCTCTTTCTTCGACCACTTGAGCGACTTGCTCTCGTTGCCGTGATAATGCGCCATGTCGCCGGGGTCGGCGACGACAGCGTGCACGGTGAAGTTCTCTCCGAGGAAGGATTTCCCGCAACGCGAGGGGCCGGCGAACGCGACGACCTGATGATTCAGGTTCGTCATCTCGTCCTGGACCTCGATCGTGTAAGGCGCAGAATCCGGAGTGTAGCGCTCGCGGTTGCCGCCAGGCGTGATGATCCAGCGGTGTTCACGTCACGTCGCGATGACGC